AATGCTTCTACTTCATTAGGTGGAATGCCTCCAATATTAATATAAAATACACGTTTTTCCGGCGCTCTAACTATTCTATGGATAAGCATGCTATCTTCCATTAAAGAGTATTGTTTATATAATTTACGCGCTGGTTCAATATATGCTCTTCCGTAAGGTAAATAATTTACATCTGAGATTAGTCTGAAATGAGCCATCTCATAGTTATCAAAATAAATTCGATTTGAATTAGTAGGTTGATTTGGTAAGTTATAGTAACCATAACTACCCCCAGCAAAACCATCAGGTGAAAATGCATATCTTATAGAAGCAGGATTTGCTTTATCGTATCCTTCTTGTCTTTCAATATGATATGCAGTATATGGGATAACATTATATACTCCAAATTTATCAGCTATCTCTAATTTTAAGAAAAAGTCACCATATTTACACATTTGTCTTACCCATGACCACATATTAAATTCTATATTTAATACATCATAAAATAAGTTATATAATATTTTTTGAACATCTTCATCACTACTTACAATTTGTAATACTTCTCCTTGTTCATTTTTTAATGTGCTTTCATCTGCAATAATATCTAGAGCAGAGGCTATAATAGCATCAGTATCCATAACATCATATTCAGAATACATTTGTGTTCTTAAATATTGATAGTTAAGATTAAATTGAGCTCCATATAAAGATGATGGGTTTGTGCTACTATATATTCGATTAAATCTATCTTGAAGTGAATTAGTTTCAATTTCTCCAGTAGTTTGGATGTGATTAACATCTATTACACGAATGTTATTCCCACCTTGGTTTCTGATGATTACATCCGTAGAAAATAACCTTTTTAGTCTTGTAAATACACTTTTATCTGCCATTTTTGTTTATTTTATCTTGTTAACCATGTTAAATCTTCGCTTTGGCCCTTTATATTCATAGAATATGGGTTATCTGTTCCTCTTGCGAAATATGCTCCTTGGTATTGACTTTTTCCGGTTGAAAAATTATTTAATGCGGTTCTAGTTAAATCTAGACCTTGTTGTTTAAACTTAAATGCTGTATCTCTTAAAAACATAGCAATAGAAAATGATGTAATTAAATCATCATTATATCCTTGTTGAGCTTCAGCTCTACCATTTTTCCAAACAAATACTTTCATTTCTTCTAATAATCTTTTAGATTGAATAACTACTGATCTATCACCAACATATTCTTGGAATTTACCTATTACCATAGGTCTTGTTCTTAAAGACATTGTAAATCCAGCTACTGTTTTACTCGAATCCATAAATTGATCAAAATATGAATCTGCTGTAATTTCCCCATTTTTTGGAGAATAATATAGATTAGCATAGTTTCTTTCTTGAATGGTTTGTAATGTACTCCATCCTATATTTGCATTTTCTACTACTAATAAAGCATTATTATATTCAGTAGCTACTCCCACTAATAAATACCCAAACTCTCTAGTTCCAATTTGCCCTTTATATTCAGCTACTTGTGTATTAGTTTCTACATCAATAACGTGAAATGCTGAGAAATCTTTTCCATCACCTCGAGCTACATCCGCTACTAATAAATACTGACGAGTATAATCTGGAGATTCCCATACCCATAAGTTACGATCAACTCCTCGCCTCTCCAACGGTTCCTTAATATAAGTTTCTTCATAGTATTTTATATATTCAGGATGTAATACAGTATCTCCTGAATTTGAAAAGTCACAATCACACTCTTGGGCTGCTAATCTTGGATCTCCTAATAAGTCATTTTGTTTATCTCTCCATGTTTGATCTCTTTCAGGATGAACATACCATGGAAGTCTAATAGGTAAGAAATCATTTTCAGATGATTCTGCTTTAACCCATGTTTGGTGAAACCAGTTTCCAGTTCCATATGGAGTACTAAGAACAATTGCTCCTCCTCCTGTTGCTAATGTTTGTTGAGCCGATGCCCAAATCTCTCCAATATTCTCAATAAAAGCGGCCTCATCTACTAATAGTAAGGACACAGCTTCTGATCTACCTGCATCACTCGAGGCAGACGTTGCTTTAATTTGAGAGCCGTTATTTAGTTTGAGAGTTAGTTTATTGTCTTCTAAGGGTTTACCTTTTTCTTTTAACCATGAAGGTAAATTATCGTACATAAATTTTACCTTAGTAACCATATTTTTAGCTGTATCCTGTTTTGTTGCAATACATAAAATATTCTTGTCTTTATGGAATAACATTAACCATAAAGCATACCCACCAGCTAATGTAGATATACCTAACTGACGAGATTTAAGTATTATGGAGTATGGATTTTTTTGAAATAAACCTAATACCTTTTCTTGAAATGGATATAAGTGAAACATAATTCTTCCTCTTTGAGGATGACTAATGTAACAATATTTTTTCATGAAATGGGCAGGATCTTGGAGACATTTTATATATTCCTGTCTCATTATGTCTTTTATTTGAGATTCCAAAACTTATTTTTTTAATTTAATTTTAAAAAGCATTCCTCCCTGTATACTAACGGTTTTAGCATTGCTATAACCTATTCCAAAAGAGTATAAATAATCTTTTTTACTTTTAAATATAAATGAAGGACCTGCGAAATTTACTATGTTTGTTTTATCAAATCCAAGAGTTGCGCCTAAGAAGAATTGATTTTTTGGTAATTCTTTTACTATTGTAGTTTCCTTAATAATAGGATATACTATATGTGAAGTGAATTTTCTCGATTCTATTCTATTTTTTGCTATAGTATCATTAATAACAACAAACGACAATGAATCTAATGTAAGTGTATCTTTATATAATCTACTTGTATAATAATCTTTAATTATAGCTGAAGTATCTATGTTTAGAGGAATATAGATTGGGATTTCTTTTTCAATAACAATGTCTTTACCTTTACGATATATAACTGTATTTTTTGGAATATATGTAGTATCAATCGTATGTTTAAGTACGCTATATTTTTTTCCATCAATTTTAATAATTTTTGTAGGTGTTGGTGGGTGATTACCTCCACATCCTTTAATAAATAAAATTATTAGGATTAGTGCTATGATTAATAAAGATTTAAAATCTAATTTTTTTAGAAATACTAAAATATTTTTTAATACACCTAATACTATACTATACATATCTTTCAAGTTGTTCTATTTTTTTCTCTAATTCCTTTTTAGCGGCAGTTTTAACTTTTAATGAACGTAAAATTTCATCTTTATCAGATCCTTCAGCTTCTCTATATTCAGCAGCTAAATCTTGCATATCTTTAGATAATGTTTTTAATTCTTTTTGAAAATTTAAAAGCTTCTTAGTTTTAGCTATTATGCCTTCCCCTTTCTCAATATCTTTAGATTTAGGTTCTCGTTCAAAAAAATCAGATTCAATTTTTGCTTCGTTAACTGGACTTTCGTATGAAGCATTATTAAAGAAATCAAACAACCATTTAGCCATTTTCATTGTGAATTTATCTTCACCAATCATATTAATTAATTGATTAATTTTAGCTACAGCTTTAGGATATTTTTGTAATTTTATATTAATAAATTCTCTACCAGATTTAAATCCTGAAGTATCCATTTCTTCAGTATACATTCCTTTTTTACCTTTTTCAGGAGATAATTCAATATTACCACTTTCATCAGGTTCGCCAATTCTATAAAATTCATAATCAAAATACTCATCACCACTTCTTGGAGTGGATATCATAGCTTTTAATGAATTATTAAAATAACCAATTTCCGGAGTTACTTTTTTTCCATTTAAAGTATAAGTATATTTTTCGAGGTTTGTTATTTTATCATCGAATTTATCTTCTTTCATTTCTTTTTTAGATTCTGCTTCCTTCATTTGTCCCTTTTTAATGTATTTTACCATTGTACCAGCTGCTGAGGCTTTTTGGGCGGCAATTTTTTGTTCGGATGATGCGTCACTGGAAGTGCCTGAAGGGGTAGGAATATTTAATTCTCCTTCTTTTAGGATTGAGAGTATTTCTTCTTTAATATGTTTTTTAAGATCAGATTTCTTCATTATATGTTTTTATGATAAATATTATAAAGAAAGTGCTTGTTTAACTTGTTCTATAC